CTGCGAAGTCATCCAATTGCATGGTCAATTCAGCAGATGTGAAGTTGACACCGATGTGCTTTTGGCTGGCAACGGTCAAAGTGGTGAACTGCTCGTTGTCGTCTTGCACTTGCAAGGCGGCGCCGTCAGTTACCAGAGCGCGGTCAGGTAAACGGATACGGAGGGTAGAACCAATCTTAGCACCTTCAACAGCGAAGCTGTCGTCGTACTGGCGGTTCACGTTACGGGTGAGCACAAGGTTGTTCTCGAGGATTTCGAGAGCTTTTCTTGTGATCATATCAATCGTCAGAATACTGTTTGACATTTTAAAAGTCCTTTAAAAAAATTAGCGGTTCTGTGCTTCCCACTTTTTCACTTGTCGTTTGCGCTCGGCCTCAATCCACTGCGAATCCGTCATGGTCTTGGTAGACCTTGGATCAGTAGTGTCATAAGCCGACACTCCAGCGGAGCGTGCGGTGACAGGTGAAATCGGCGCTGGCGCAGATGTCGTTTTTCTAACTGGGGGCGCTGAAACCAATTTGGCCTCAATTTTCCCAATTTCCTTCGCCTGGCTGAGTGGCGACATGCGTGAGATGCGATCTGCTTCTTTTGGATTAGAGCCGAGATAGTACGCTAACTCAGGCCCAACGTCCGAAGACTGGATCGTTTCTGCCATCACGTTTGTGATCGGAAGTTTAGGGTTGTAGGCGACTTGTTCAAAGTCGTCATACTTAGTCCTAGCTTCTTCTTCCAAGTCGTGATAACTCTCAAGAACTTGCGACTGCTGCTTTGCCGCTTCACGTTTGGCCAATAGTTCTTCAGCTTTCTGATACGCCAGTGCTTCCGCGTAGGCTTCAGGGCTTTCAAACTGGTCAACGGATGCTGACGGAGCTGCTTTCACGATTTGCGTTTCGGCAGATCGTTGTTGCTGTTCTCTTTCCCACTTACGTTGCTCTCTTGCGAGGCGTTTGCCAATAGCAGCGTCAAGTTCCTCTTGCGAGAATGTCTTGGCAGCCTGTGTCTCAGCTACTTCCGGCGTACTTTCAGCAACTTCAGGTGCGGCCGTCGCATCCGTGGTTGGCGCGGAGTCTACTTCCGCTAGGGCTTGGACTTCTTCAGTCATTTATGAATCCTAAGATTCCTCGGTGAACCTCGCCGATACGGTTTTGTCAGCATTATGCTGGAATTTGTGCCCATGGTAAAGCAGGCGCAGATTCTTTTTGAGCCAACTGGCGTGCGATCTGATCAGCAACTTGTGCTTCACCTTCATCTTTAAAATGTTTGACAATCGTAGTTACGTTGCCTTCTTTGTCGGTTTCAGTAATTGTTTTTGGCTTAAAACACCAATCAAGAACTTTGTCTTCAGTTAATTGAGCATAAGGAATAAAGGTGCTAGATGGCTCAAGGGCTGTAGCGCCAGCCATCGCCGCGCTAAATCCGTTGGCTTCATCTACACCATAGCATCGCCATTCAACAGAAATAACAAGTTTGTTGTCTTGTTTAACTGTCAATTTTTCTACTGACCATTTGTAAGAAATACTCATTTTACAAGTTGCTTTGTCAAAGACATTTGTGTTCTTTAGGTTAGACAGAGTAGGTTAAATTAACATTTAGAGTAATAGAACCCGCTGAAGTTGTAGCAAAATAACAAAGCGTACTAGCTTGCGCTTCAACAAATCCACCAGATAAAGTTCCAACAGTAAACGTGCCAGAAGTTATACAACTTGAAGCAATAGGCAATGTAAATCTAGATGAATTGGCGACAATGGCAGTTCCAGTCATAACCATTTGAATGGACACACATCTACCAATACGGGTGTATTTGGCGACACTTGCTGAAGCAACGCCGCAATTTGTAAATGTTGGTGTCCAAGTGCCTTCGTCGTAAATGGTCAATACGTCGCCGCCTGCGGCAGAAAAGTCGATGCCTTTGCCGGATGTGCCGATGACTAGATTGCCAGTGTTGACAGATACATCGCCGGCTGCTTTTAAAACTAAAGAGACAACTACGTCAGTTGCATTGTAAAAACCATAGTCTCCAGCTCCGCTGCCAGTACCAACTCCAGAATACCAAGTTTTACCCCCAGCTGCAGAGTTCGCCATTGTTATGGCATCGACAGAAGCTGATGTGTAACTCAAAGTTAATTTTTGCGCTGCTACCGCACGGCCAGCTGTCAAATTAGCAACACTGACTTGCTCTGTTATACCCCCTTGAACAACAGGAACAAGCTCTGTCCCTGCCAGCGGCGTGCTGGCTGCGGGTAGTGCTGATATTTTGCTGTTGGCCATAAGTTATTTTTTAGCAGTCAGTCGCTTCAAGAAACTCAGGCAAGGTTTTTAGATGCGCGTAGGCTTGAGCAATTGGATTTGGCCCTTGCAAATTGTAAACAGATTCGTAAGCCACATCAGAAAACGAGGGTAAGCCTTCGTTGTCTTTATAAGATTTAACTTGAAAAAACATTCTTGTTTTGTTAATTAGACTCAGATTTTCAACGCGGTGATACGCATCAATAGCGTCAAACCCTTGATGTGTCTTGGTTGTTTTTTTAAGCGCCATGCTGATCTCCTGTTTCAATGAATAATTTGCCAGATGACATTTGAAACGTCAGTAGCTGAAGTTGAGTTAATGTCAAAAGTGCCGTTTCCAATATTTGACAAATATAAATGGCCCAAAGATGCACCAGTGTTGTCGTAATGGCTAACCATGATGTTGTCGCCAGTGTTGCAGTCAGAGCCAAGCACAGTAACAGTTCCAGCAGCCAGTTTTGATTTTCCAGACAACAAAGCATTGCGAGTCACGTTGCCATACGCGTTAAACGTCAAGTTTCCGCTTTGTATCAGGTAATTCGTATTTTTTTGCGAATTGTTGTTTGAAAGCACAACGTTTCCGCAATTTCTTAATTGAAACCCATAGTTGTAGCGTTGAACAAAATTGTTTTCAACTGTCAGTGTTGTATTGCTTGGAATTGTAGAAACCAAATTAGCATTGATCCCAATATCCGGAGACAAAGTTAAAGTCGCGTCTATTACGTTGTTAGAAATCTTAAACACTCCAACATAGGCCGTAGTTGTTATGGCGCTTAAATCAATATCAATAAATCCGTTGCTACTTCTGCTGCTAATTATGTTATTGACAATATCGAGGTTGTTGAAATACGAGTTGGCTTGGCTTCCATAAGCTGATGCCATGCTTGGCATTTGCAGTGCTTGAATTCGGCCCGCTGATAAGCCACCAGAGGTAGAAACAGATTGATTATTGGAAATCTTGACGCCGTTAAACGGGCCTTGAACTGTCACCATTCTTGGGAAATTGTTTGTAACGTTTGAGTCGATAAGAATATTATCAGACCAAGCACCCCAATCATACGAAAATACGCCAATACATGTCGCAATGTTTACGCCGGAGTCGTTTACAAAAACGTTATTGGAAACAACAATGTTTCGGCAATTTGTATTTGCTGTTGGAGCGTATTCAGTAGCTGAAATCAAAGCAAGTACGTTGTCCCCAACTTGACAGTTGGCATTCATTTCAATTTGATTGTTAGTAATCAAACCAGTGTCGCAAGTACTCAAACGCATGAATGAGGCCATCGTGTTCTTAGACACGCAATTGGTCACAGTCACGTTGTCAACGTCATAATAGAAGTCAATTACGCCAAGCCTGTGTGTTCCTGTGTTGTCTCTGCCGCAATAGTTGAATGTGCAGTTGTCAACAATGGTGTAATTTCTAATGCCACTGGCAAAAATTCCGCAAGCATTTGTTGCAGGGCTAGTGTTGACCGCATTCTCAAAGTCGCAATTAGTGACTTTGATTGCCGAACTTGTTTGAAACAACAAATGCTCTAACTTTTGATCTTGAGTCTGTAACGGCGACGTAAATTGACAATCGGTAACAATTACATTGGTTGCAATTCTAAAAAAACCGGCAACGGTGTAAAGGTTTACAAAAGAACAATCTCTGATCGTAATGTTTTGAGCGCCTGTATATGTGTAAACACCGCAGTTGTAAACATTATCGTAATCTGCTGATGTGTACGTTGGCATTGATTGCATCTTGGCGTTGAAAGTAAACCCAAGAACATTAACGCCATTTGCGCCGTCGATATTGAAATAGCTTTGAATTCGCGTTGCACCGCATTGAATAGTTGCACCGTAGCCAACTAATGTGATATTGGTTTTTCCTGAAAATGTAATCGGTGCTGTGATGACGTATGTGCCAACAGGAAAATTAAGAGTTCCACCTGATGCAAGGGACGTTGCGGCGGCTTGAATAGCCGCAGTATCGTTAGTTGTTCCGTCGCCCGTAGCTCCAAAATCTTGAACACTAACAGTCTGACGCAATTTAGCTTGAACTGTCGTTGTAACAGCGCCAGTGCCCGCCGGGGTATATGTTACTAAAGAAGCATCCGTGTTAACTTGAGTTGAAACATTGTCATAAGTTCCAATCAATACGTCATTGCTGTCTTTTAGCAAAAATTTATATATAACATTTGAAGTTAGCCAAATTTCGCCACTACCAGATACACGTCCAGCGGCATCCAAAACAATAGGGTTTGTTTGAGCAACATTTCCGGCAGATGTGGTGTACGTTGTCGCGGGTGTGGTTGTACCAGCAAGGTATGTGTACAGCTTGCCGCCAGTCAGTACTGCGCCGGTATTTGTAAAGAACTGGGCCGCAACGCCGCCCACGGGTGAGAGGTTAACGGCCATTTCAAGTCCTTATTCGTATGCGACTGTGAACGATGCAGAAGAACCCGCTAAAACAATGTACAAACCCTTGTTGAAGTACAAACCAGCGGGGATGTTCACATAAGTTGTGCCTGCGGTCACAGAAAATGTATCTGCGATCTTAGGATCGCTGGCGCTTGATGCACCTGAGTCATAAATTGTCAAAGTGCCGCTTGAAGATGCTGTCACAAAGATGCCGAACAGCTTGCCAGCACCAACTTTGATCTGTGTGGTTGCTGCGGTTTGGGTGTAATTAGCCATGGTGCTTCCTTATGCCAAGAATTTGAGCTTGTATAGCGTGCGAAGATATACCTCAACGATATTATCTATCAATTGTTGCAGTGATGAATCAGATTTATCACACACATCGTAACGGGCGGCTTCAATTTCAGCAAGTGAGTCTTGCAAAAATTCAATGATATTAGCTGTTTTCTTAGCCGAATGCAGGGTAATGGGGCCAATCAGACCGTGACGGCCTTGGTAGGCTTCGGCAAAGTCGTCAGCCGCGCCAATGATGCGGTTGTAGAAGATGTTGAGTGCTTCGTGCTTGCTAAAGCTGCGTGTGTTCAGATGCACGGAATGTGCAACATCCCGCGCCAAGAACAGCAAGCCTAAAAATTCATTTGCTTTCATTGTGGCATTCCTTGTGGGGGCATCATTTGTTCTGGTGGCATCATTTCCATAGGTTCTTCCTGCGGGGGCAGCATCTCAGGCATCTGGTTCATCATGCTCTGCGACTCCATGGCCGCAGCAACCACGCCCATGGCGATGTCTTGAATCTGTTCTTCAGTCATACCGGCCTGAACAGCTGCAATACGCTTGGTTTCGGCATCGTATGCCTTGATCTGAGCCTCAAAGTCTTTGCGCTCCATGTCCTGCATCTCAATAGATTTGCCGACATTCTGGATCATCTGGTACATCTGCTCCATCTCAGCACCCATGGCCTGAATCTGTTGCTGCGCTGCCTGCAATGCTGGATCGTCCTCGCCATCCGACAAGAACTTGGGGTCAATGGTCTTGGCGAAGCGCTTAGACATCTCCTGTGCGCCAGGCCAGTCCATGTTTTTGACGAACAAGTCACCGGCCACTTGCCACAGTTGGGGATTACCCTGTAACAGTTGAGCCATGGCTTCCAGTGCCTCTTGGCGCTTGGTTGCGTAGCCTGGGCCAGTCGTGGCCACCACATCGTACTTGCCGACGCCTGGGTTGTAGATTTTCTCAATCACAATACCCTGCTCATTGACAATCTTGTTGACGGGTTGGGGCTGGTCAGGGTTGATCTTGACCATCTTAGTCTCGCCGTCTTCACCAATGATGCGAGCAATGCGCTGAGTGTCGTAAATCTTGGGAATCAAGTCCACCAACTGACGGGCCACATGGCGCACGGCACGGGTCAGGTTATCTCCGTAATGGAAAGTACCTACATCACCCTCACGCTGGCGAGCCAGAATGGCTTTACCAGAACGTTCGTTGCTTCCCATGCCAAGAGAAGCGTTATATTGACCCGTTGTGGACTTAATGTCCTCAGATGCGCCTGCCTTGGCCTGTAATAGCCCGCTAGAGGCCATTGGCGGTTGTGCCCGCTGGGGTAGTGGCAGAACTGCGCCTTGGCCGTCTGTAACGTCTGGATTTACTTCGAGGTAAGGCCAGTTGTTCGTGTTGGCTGTCTTCCACTTGTCCTCATAACCCTCAAACTGGCCACCATAGCCAATGAACGGAGCCTTGGGGGCCAGCGCCAGCATCTCAGCTTCCTGAGACACCCAGTAGTTGTACATGCGCTGGGCATCCTTGGCGTTACGCACCAAGCCAGAGACATACAAACGGCCATCAACCTCGAATTCGTTGCCAACAACACGGATCACGGGGATCCATTTGCCAGCCCACTCTTTTTGTTCAAGGATTTCATACCCGTTAATCTTGCAATACATCACCCGTGGGCGCTCAGACATGCGTGATTTGACTGGTTTGCCAAACATGCTTTTGAGCATTTTGTCTTCAGGCGTACCTTCAAAGGCCGACTGGTTGCCAGGGTACAAATTTAGCTTGGTTTTGTCGTAGTCAATGTAGTAATAACTAGCGATACGCACTGTGTCTTCATTAAGCCAGTTGCTGATTGACTGATCACCCACGCCTAACGATTGCAATGTAGAGATAGGCGCAGCATCGGGGTACTGGCGCTCATATTCTGCTTTTGTCAGGTCTTCAGTGATAAAACAATACTTGGCATCCGCACCCGTTGGGTCTTGGATCAATGGATCCATGTAAACCGAGAAGCTGTTGCGAATGCGGCCAATCTTAATGTCCTGATCGAATGTGTTTTCGTCACAGTACTCGGTCATCAGGGTGATGTAACCTTCGCCGTAGGACACCTGATTCTCGCAGGCCGTGTCGTATGCCACATCAGCGTCAGAGATGTACTCAATGTGGCGAATCATGCCGTTGAAAATCTCGGCCACTTCCACATCGGCGTTGTCATCGACTGGAATGACCTTCGCGCCTGGGCGATTCTGACGCATGTCATTCGTTACTTGACGAACGTGTTGCGGCAGTTTGTTGATTGTCAATGTTGGGCGTGCGTTGATCGTCTGACCCTGCACCGCACCGCGAGTGGCCAATACGTCAGCAGGCCACTGCCAATGATTATCGGGAGAACCGGCATAAAAGCGCAGATCGTCAATTTCGTCTTCACGGCTCTCGGCCAGTGCGGAGACGGCCATGTCCAACCGAGCGCGGGCGGTTGTCAGAATGTCTGAATCAGACTTTGGTGGTTTGCCGCCAGCAGCTACATTAGCCGCCGCGACCATTCCGGTTGGATCAGCCATTATTTTTTCTTCTTTTCTGCAACACTTCTTTTGACCGAGTACGCGATGGCCACGGCCTGCTTGACGGGCTTACCAGCTTTAACTTCAGCTTTGACGTTCTTGCGGAAGGCTTCGGGTGATTTTGATTTAACCAGTGGCATGATTATTTCTTCTTTGCTGTTTTGGCAGATTCTTTAAACGCTTTGGCAGTCGGCGCGCCCTTGTCGCCTGGCTGGCGCATCTTCTCTTTGCTGCCAGCGGCTATGCGCTCACGTTTTGCATGGATATTGGCATATAAGCCGGGTTTGGTAGCCATATCAACACTTCCATCGTTTAAGAGCTGCTTTAGCGCGTTCGCCATCTTTGGCGTTGGCCGCTACTGCGCCCATTCTTGCACAAAATGAATCCTTGCGCCCCTGATCTGCTTTGGTCTTGGGGTTAGGCGCTGGCGCCTTCAAGTTAGAACCCGTTGCGGCATTGTACTTAGCGCGGCCCTTCTCGGTCAAGCCAGCACCTTTGCTGACTGGCAACTTTTCACCGCGACCGACTGACAGCGATACACTCTTTTTAGCCATTACGATCCCATCCAAGAAGTTGCAACCACGCCTCTGCCATTGTACGCTCGGCGCTGCGTGGATTCACGCGCCTCACGGTGGGCTACTGGGAAGGCAAACGTGACGCAAATAGCGTCAGCCGCGTCAGGCGAGGCCAATCCGCGTGCCTTCATGTCCTTTTTCGATTCCAAAAAAATAGTCCCTTTGGAGTCGGGCTTCATCATAGGCGAAATTAAATCAGTTTTAAGAAACCTGTCAAGCGGGATTGAAGCAGTTTTCAGCCAATCCTTCATTTTGCCCCACATTTCAGCCCTTTTGTTGCCATACATGACCGGATTTGACGATTTATTGCCAAAGTTGACACCTTTGATTTTGTACCGTTGCTCTTTCAAACGGTCAACAATACCAGCCCCAAGGCCACCCTCGTCAATCACAACCAGTGCAGGCTTGTATTCTTCAATTGCCTCAATGACGTGGCCAACGACAGTCATAGTGTCGTCGCCCCGATGGCGCTGAA